GCCGGGTGGTCGAAGTAGACCCGACCTTTGGAAAGTGGCTTGTGGGCCGTGGCATGGCGGTCGAGTACAGCCGCCCGTCTTTCTTCCAGCCAGAGCAGCCGAAACGTGGACGACCGCGCAAAGGAGATTGAAAAGTACCGCGACGTCTATAGCCGCTATCCGCACTACGCGATGGCCGACGATAGACTGCACCCCGTCCGTGCCGCATTGAGAGCCTATAAAGGGGCTTTTCTGGACGTATCCTGTGGCAGGGGTGAGTTGATCCGCGAGGCCGCTGTAATGGGCTTTAATCCAGTTATAGGCACGGAGGCTGTGCCGGAACTGTGTGGCGGCAATGTGCAAAACGCCACCATCACGAGCCTACCCTTTGCCGACAAGTCGTTTGATGTAGTGACTTGCATCGACGTAATCGAGCACATTCTGGAACCGGACATCGTACCGGGGCTGCGAGAACTCGAGCGCGTCTGCCGTGGGACGATCATCATTGCCGCAGCCGACTATCCCACATGGTGGGACGGGGTGAACCTACACCCTTCGGCGCGACCATACCCGGAGTGGCATCGGCTGTTCAGCGAGACCTTCAGCGGTACGGTGCGATTGATCGGGCCGACCTCAACCAGCGAAATGTGGAGCGTGACGTATGCCAGTTGAAAGCGCATTCGACCGCTCGGCATTTGTATCGGATGCGGCGGTGACCTTTATCTACAAGAATCAAGGCACGCGCTATACCATGCGCGGCATATTCGACAGCGACTATCAAGGCGTGAACGTTGCCGATCCAGAGTTTGCCAGCGATCAGCCGCAGATCACGTTGCCAACCTCTGCGCTGCCCTTTGAGCCACTACAAGGCGATAAGGTCTACTACAACGAAGAGGTCTACAACGTTCGCAATTTTCGAGCAGATGGCACAGGCATGACTGTGCTCGTGCTCGAAATCACAACGGGCTTGTCTGCGCCATGAGTTTCGAGAGCGCATTTGATCGACTGTCGATGGTGGCCTCTACAGACTGGGGCACATCGGCTGTGTACCAAAACCGCAAGACGCGGTTTCCGATTGTCGGCATATTCGACAACAACTACCAAGGCGTTGACGTTGCCGAGGTCGAATTCGCAAGCAGCACGCCGATCTTGACCATCCCTACGGCAACGCTGCCGTGCAAGCCGGTGGTCGGCGATTTCGTGATTATTGACTGCCGGAACTACACGGTTCGGAACTTTCGCGCAGACGGCACGGGTATGACCGTGCTGCATCTGGAATACATGACCGAGTTGGAAATCGCAACGGTTAACAATCTGCTGCTGCAAGACGGCTCCAATATGCTGCTGGAGAACGGCGGCTTCATCTTGCTTGAGGTGAGCAACTGATGGCACACGCACGCACACAAGTACGCAATGCCGTGGTCTCGGTACTGCAAACCGCAGCGGTCGCCGATACAGTGTCGAAGTCGCGGGTCTATCCGATCCCTGCCGACACGGTATCAATGGCACTGGTCTACACCAATGCCGAGGCTATCCCGCAGACTACGCTGACATACCCGCGAAAGTTCGAGCGAGAATTAAATCTTGTCGTCGAATGCGTGGCGCGAGACTCTGACTATTTAGACGACCGCCTCGACCGATTGTGCGAGGCAGTCGAGAACGCCATCGGAGCGGACAATACGCTCGGCGGCGTTGTAAAGGATTGCGTGTTAAGCGACACGCAAGTGACGCTCGACTTTAGCGGCGATGCGCCAATAGGGTCGGCGAGGATGCAGTTCCGTGTGTCTTACCGGACTGCGGAGACAGACGCAGGAACTATCATTTCGTAAGGAGATAAAACATGGCAAATCATCATGGCTCGGAAGGCGTGGTTCGGGTTGGCGCAAACACTGTCGCCGAGGTGACGGGTTTCTCGTTCACCGCGACGGCGGAGTACGCCGAGGACACCACCCTCTCGGATACGGCAAAGAGCTACAACGTGACCGCGATCACCTCGTGGAACGGCTCTGTGACGGCATTTTGGGACGAGACGGATACCACTGGGCAGATCGCTCTGGCTCCGGGCGCGAACGTCTCGCTCGTGCTAGCGCCAGAGGGCGTGGACAGTGGCGATACGCGCTACAGCGGAAATGCTCTCGTGACCGAGATCACGCGCAACGTGCAGCGTGGTGCGATCACGGAAGTAACCTTCAACTTCATCGGCAACGGTGCTCTGACTGCTGCCACCTCTTGATATAGCGAGGACTTATGAACTGGAAAGAACAGGCGAAATCGCAATTCGCTGAACGGCGCAAGCCGGAGACGCTCGTTGCGATACCTGTACCGGCTTGGAAAACGACTGTGTTTTTCTGGCCGGACATGACGCTCGCCGAGCGTCGTGAAATCTTTATGCTGGCAAAGCAGAAAGGCGACGAAACCGTGCTAGACCTAGAGGCGATGGCGATCACGCTGATCGTTCGCGCTAGGGATATCGAGGGCAAGCGTCTGTTCAGCAAAGCCGAGCGCATGGAGTTGATGAACGATTACGATCCCGAGGTTATCGCGGAGATCGTTTCTGCCATGAACACCCCAGTTCCAAGCATTGAGGACGCAGAAAAAAACTAATAGAGGACGGGCATCTCCGGGCGATTTATGCTCTCGCGCTACGGCTGCACGTCCTCCCCGATCAAGTTTTTGAGATGAAAGAGAGCGACTTCTACCATCTTCTCGCGGCCTGTAAGTTGGAAGCGGAAGAGCAGGAGAAATCATGGCGCAAGCACAAGTAGTCCTCACAGCGGTTGACCGCACGCAAGCGGCGATCAACTCCGCGCTCAAGGGAATGAAAACCTTGGAGCGCACGGCAAAGGTAACCGCCCGCGCTGTGAATCTTGCCTTCGGTTTCTTCACAGGCTCTTTGCTTGTCAGCGCATTTGAAAAAATAACAAAGGCCGCGCAAGGAACTGAAGAAGGCAGAAAAGCAATCGACCGGCTTAATACGGCATTAAAAGACCCGACCATTGTCTCCGCAGTCAACACTTTCACTAGTGCTCTGATAACAGGGTTTTCTAAAGTCGTAGAGGTCACTGCAAGAGTAATTGAAAACATTACTGCAATCAGTCGATCCAGTTTTCTAAAAAGCCCAGACACGATGTTGAAGTTTTTGTCTAGCGTTATGGGTGGAGGAATCGGCGGATCTGCTGCACTGGTAGCGGACATGGTTCGTGGCTCTGTTGGCGCTGGTGGCGCAGCAGCAACAACTAGTGCCGCCGCGGTATCAACTGCCGCGCCAAAGGCTGTGAAGGGTGGAAAGGGCGATGGAATCCCGAACGCATTGCGATCTTTGTATGGCGTAGATGATGCAGGAAAATACATCACCGAAATTGAGAACGATATCGAGCAGGGGCTTATTGATCTGCGCGATAAGTTTGCCGAAGAGTTAGAGCGAGGCGGCGAGTTAGGGGAGACCATCTTTGATAACGTCGAAGAAAGCGTCTCTCAACTCACGGTTTTTGCTCAAGAAGCGGCACGACAGATGCAGCAATCTTTCGCCGACTTTCTTTTTGATCCGTTCAAGAACGGACTGAAGGGTATGCTCTCCGGCTTCCTAAACGTGATCCGCCGAATGATTGCAGAGGCCGCAGCAGCGACGATCTTGCAGTCACTGTTTGGCGGATTTATTGGGCAAGGCGGATTCCTTGGGGCATTGGCCGGTGCGCTCATTCCTGCTGGTAACACTAGGGCAATGGGCGGATCGGTCTCCGCTGGAACCCCGTATCTTGTCGGCGAGCGCGGGCCGGAGATGTTCGTGCCGGGCACCTCTGGCAACATCGTGCCCAATAACAAAATGGGCGGCGTCACCGTCTCGCCGGTTTACAATATCGACGCTCGCGGTGCGAGTGCTGATCTACAAGACGCGCTGCCGGGTATCCTCGCGGAGAACAACCGGCGCATATTCGACGAACTTGACAGACGCTATGGGATAGGCCGATGACAGACTATGTATTGCCGCCCGACCTCGTTGCGTCGGATGTAGAGTGGAGCCTGTTCGACAGTACGGCAGTGTTCGCATCGCCGCTCTCTGGCGCAGTGCGTACCGTGTCGCGTCCCGGCACTCGCTGGGGCGTGCGGATGACCTTTCGCAGCGTGTCGGATCAGAAGCGACGGCGACTGATGTCGCTGATCGCTATCCTGCGAGGCCGCGCCAATCGCGTGTGGCTTACCGATCCCGCCTACACCCTCTCCGGTTCTTTCTCCTGCCCAGAGTTACTGACCAACAATGCAGCAGTTACAAATACAACTGGATTCAGTTCCAGCAATGCTGAACTCGTCCTTTCGTCTGATAGCCATCTTGGTTTGCGCCTCACTCGCACTGGCGTTACTGGCGACCGTTATGTTTATCAGTCTGCCGCTACTACTGTTGCGAGTGCTCCTTACGCGATACGGATGCTCTTGGCCGCTGGTAAGGGCAACGCTCGAGCCTCGATGGAGGCTGGTACGTCGCAAGGTGCGACAGATGTTCTAAACGGTGCAACGCGGACGTCGGCCGGAATGTATGTGGACAGTTTCACGGCATCTGGCACGAGCACGCATCTGTCCTTCTACGACTACATTTCGGGACGCGCTGCGGGCGACTTCCAGTTTCTCTCGTGGGTGTCCTCGGCTCGCTGTGCGCTGGTCAACGGCGCATCGCAGACAGGCGGCACGCTTATCATCGACGGCCTGCCGACATCAACCAACGGGCTTGCAAAGGCTGGCGACTGGTTCGAAGTTAATGGCGAACTGAAGCGCATGACCGCTGACCTCAATTCCGACTCATCTGGGAATGGCTTTCTGATGTTCGAGCCTACGCTGCGAACGTCTCCGGCCGACAATGTGCCAGTGATCTTCCGCTCGCCGATGGGCCGGTTCATCGTGGCTGACGAATCAACGTCTATGGGTACTCGGCCCGGTATCATCTCCGATGTCACGCTGTCCTTTGTTGAGGACATCACATGAGTCGTTTCGTCTCTGCCACTAACGAGACAGAGGCCGACAAACTAGCCGTAACCGTTGTCGTGCTAGCCGATCTTGACTTTGCCTCCGGCATGGTACGGGTACACGACGGCTCCGGCACGTTATCGTTTGGCGGTAATTCTTACCTTGGCGCAGGGCAATTCGCTGGCGTTGACATCATCGACGAAAATATCGACATCGTGGCACGCGGCATAAAGTTATCGCTGTCGGGTGTTGATTCGACGTTCGTTGTGCCGACGATGA